GTTACTCTTGAATTGACATTTTCCGTATAAATAATAATCATCCTCTTTTATCCAAGAAAAATCAACCATGTACCGAGGAGTCTTTTCCGATAGGGATAGATCTCCGGTATCAAAGTCTACCGCAATATCTGTTCTCATATTCTTTATCGTTGTTTATTAAGATTAGGTTATATATTGTTGTTTTGTTGATACAAAAAAGGGGAGAAAAGCTTGTTCGCTAATCTCCCCATGTCATAGTTGTTTTGGTTTTTAATTGGTTTATCCTACCTTTGCTACCCCCTGTTAAAGATGAATGAGATCAAAACCTAATTTTTAACCCTTAAATCAGTGTATTATGATTATAAACCACATGAATAAGTTAGTGGTGTTCGTTCACGCATATTACAGAACTCGTTTCGGTAGAACTGAGTATGTGAGACAACACTATCGTTCATTGCCTCGTAGATAGAAGTTGTAATTTATCTTAAGGTGGTGAACGGGGGAAGGCGGTGGGAGAATCGTTCTTACGCTCTATTGAATTTATGTATATATTTGCGTTTTTCAATTATTTAGAGCGTCTTATTTAAAGGCCAGTTGATTTTTATTGACTGGCCTTTTTGTTAATAGGGCTAGGGTAGAAGGCTACTTATTTTCTTCGATAAGCGGAGCACATTCATTAAACACACGCTCGATAAACTTCCACACATCATCCGTGTACTCTTTCTCCGACACTCCCTCACAAGCCTCGTTAAGGTATTTGGCTAGGTCCTTGGTGATCTCCAACTCGATCGGGTTCTCTTGATCTATCTGAGGATTCCAAGAGATAGATCCCGTTTCCTCGTCTTGCTTGATCTGGTACTTCTCATTATCTTCCTCCGATAACTGTACTTGTTTCACCAGTTCTTTTTTCAAGTTATACGTCTTATAGTCCACCGGTTTTTGTGGTAAAAGGTTCAAGAGATAGAACCTGTCTTTAACGAATAGTTTCATTTCGGTATTAATTAATTGATTATCAGTATTTTGTTTTCTTTTCTCCCTTACGTTAAAACGCAGCATCCCCTTTATACCCTAGAGAAGAATGTCTCATTCAACCTTTAAGCACCTAAAGTACCAAAAAGACGTACTATCCCCCGGCATGGCTCGCATACCCCCAATAGTACCTTGAATGAATCCTCAAACTTCTCTCGACCCCATACAACACTTCCGTACCCCAAGCCTTGAACGTAATTAATGTTTTCTTCCTGATTACTAACGACTCCTTCTACCAACCGACTCTACTGCTACTTCCTCGCCATATCAAAGCTGGTAATTATCATAATCGCTTTCTGTCAGTTATAATCTACATCCGCTCCTTTGTCGCTCATTTACCTCATGGTGCTTAGATTGCGCAGAACGCTTTATTCTTCTCTAGGTTCCTGTTGTCAGGGTAGACATTGCAGGATTTTTTACTTCCCATGTGCAAATGGTTATATGGATGCCACTTTCCTTTGTTCCCACCTTACGGCGTGGACTGAGGGATATAGACCGCCTATCTATTATTCGTAGATTCAGCGATCGCACAGGACTCAGCGTTACGGGTAGCGTCTCATTACTCATTCTACCCGCCTCTTATCGGTTTGTTTACCGCCAGTTTTCCGACCATTTTAGGTTTGCCACGATGTCAATTCCGAGGCTCTCACCTCTCAACCCCTCCGCTGAAGGATTATTGTTTATATAAGAATAGGTTTTTTTTTGGAAAAGGTTTAAAAAAGATGAGAAATTTTCAACTTGATAATTATGTTGTTGATATACAGATGGATATATTTTGGTATAGGTAAATGAAAACCGCCTATGATGGAGCGGTTTACCTGCTCTTTGTTTTTAAATTAGCGTTTCTTCCCAGTTACAATAGTCACAATACCAAATCGCACATTTTTTCATGATCTCCAAAAGCATCTCTCTGTCATCTGCGGGGTCAAGAGTGCAACTATGATGTAAGGCGATAAGCAATCTCTCCACACGTTCTCCCTCATTCCTGAACTTAAACGTAAGGATTTACGGGTTCAATCCAAAAACGTCAAAATCCCTGTTGAATATCTCAAAAATGGGAGCAGATCTAACATGCTCGATAATCGTTTTGGTTGCCAGTAAGTTCCATTCATGACAACCAGCATACCAGAAGACTCATTCCGGTAGTGTTAATTCTATCTTTTTCATCTTAATCCTTAATTTGTATCGCAAAGTTACGTTTAATTTCTGGATGACAAAATAGCTTCTGTGGTCTTATATGACATATAAACATACCTAGATAAGAAAGCCGGGGGCAGAAATATTCCCGCCCCGGCTAGATAACGATAGGTTGTCCTGTTGTTTTAGAAAATAATTAATTGATGCCAGCCTCACGTAACTTGTTTTCCAGATTTTCGATTCTTTGAAGGAGTTCCTTGCATCCATTTATTGCGACAGTAGTGGCAAGGGTAGCGTAATCGACCCCCAATGTTCTATCTACTTCTGTATCGCCAAGTATATAGACTAATTGGGGGAAAGACTCTTTTACATCTTGGGCGCTTACACCTATTTGTAATATTTTATCCTCATTGTTTTTCCATGTATAATAGAATGCGTCTATGTTTTGTATCTTGTCTAATATGGATGTTACGTTATCAAATCTTGTTTTTAAACGAATGTCCGATGTGTTGGATATTGGTCCAGATGCTCCTATAGCCGCCGTAGAATCTCCATGAGGAAAGAATTTGACACGATACCATGGGCTTGACTGTGCGGAACCTTCTCCTGAAGGATTCGAACTTTCGAACAATAATCCACCATCCCCATCTTTAGATCCACCCATTTCTATTGTCCATTGATACTTATACCCGAAAGCGGATTGATTTGTAAGTTTTATTTGAGCTGCTTGCCATTCGGTGTTTGAACCCGACAAATTAAGGACTGCGGCGCCATTTTTATTGATAGATATTCCATTGGTAATTGTTCCTCCATTCCATGTAGAAGAAGGAAGAGTAACTACTCCATCTGAATCCCATGTGATTTTGTCTCCGATGCTTCCTGCTCCTTGGCTATTAAAACGAATATTTCCATTAGCTAAAAAACTATCACCAGTTCCTCTTAATTGTATTTTTGTGAACAATCTATCCACTAACAATATTTCCATATCAGTTGGGTTTAAACTTATATAGGAACCACCAAATGATTGCCCGACAAAGCGACCATCGCTAGCAAAATTCCATGCTCCCGCATTTAATTCTTCCAAAGTCAATTTAAGGGAATTAATTTGCTCTGCTGTAACTGTAGCATTTACCTTGACGGAATTATCGATTGTCATCTTGCCGTCTTTATCCCAAGTTATTTTCTCCGCAATACCACCAGAGCCGTCCTTGTTGAATTTGATCTTTCCTTGTGCGAATGATGCGCTCCCCATATTATCTATTTTCCAATATTCAGCATTACCATATGAGCAATAGATATCTCCATTTGAGCCAAGGTAGATATCATTGTTGGATATTGAATTATTATTTATGTTCCATCCACCAATAGAACCTTCGTTTGCGGTAATCTTTCCAGAAAACGAACCAGTAGCGCTACTCAATTTCCCTACAAAAGTACCACTTGCTGCGTTAAGTGAGCCAGAAAAGATTCCATTAGCTCCATTCAGTGTCCCTTTAAAATATGCTGTTCCATCAGTGTTTATCCTGAATTCTTTAGCTCTTATTGCTCCTTTGCTGGATAAGGTTATACCTGATGTGGAATAATCCTCAGCTGTTTGTTTTGCTCCTGAGTAAAGGGAATCAGCGTCAATTGTCCATGCTCCAATTGTTCCGGAGGTCGCGGTAATTCTACTGACCGATAATATCCCTGCACTAGTCCAAAATATCCCCCCATTCGCTAACGTTCCCGATCCATCATTGTTCAACTTCCATTTAGTCCCATTTGTTATGCTCCCATCAGATCCTAGGGATATGTTGTTTTTAGAGATGACGGAGCTTGTGATATTCCATCCTGCTATAGCTCCCGAAGTGGCTGTTATCTTTCCTCCAAATTCTCCAGATCCTTTAAAATAAGCTCCACCATCAGTGTCGATCCTAAAGTTCTTGGATCTGATGGCTCCATTTGTTCCGTCAGAATAGATAGTTATACCAGAGGTTGTATAGTTGTCACGGGATTGTTTCGTTCCAATATAGATAGAATCTGTATCAATGTTCCATTTTCCTATCTTTCCACTGGTAGCTGTTATCTTTCCGTCTACAGAAAGATTCCAATCCCCTTTGTTATCTTTTGTCCAAGTGATTTTTCCATTTGCCAACGACCCCGATCCGTTAGGGTTTAAGCTCCAAGCAGCTTGATTAGCCACAATTGCCTTGATACCTCCAGCTGTGGATAGCTCAATATGATCTTTTCCAGAAGTAGTCTCTGAGGTTATTTTATCGGTGGTTATTTCCCACCCTCCAATTGTTCCCTTATTGAAGGTCAATAAGGCTCCAACAATAGTATTAGTGCTAATATCCTTGGCGAAAATCTCTCTAACGTTAAGCACATCAGTATTGATGGTGCCATTTTTAATCAAGGTATTACCTCCTAAAGTTGAACCATCACCTATCTCTACTTGACCTTTAAAATACGCCGAGCCATCTTTAAGGATATAGAATTTATTACCTCTAGCCCTAATTGAGCCGTCTTCCTCTAATCTAAGTAGGGGGTTCTGGATAGTACCTCCAATACCTCCCTTGCATGCCCAAAAGCCATAGGATTCGCTGTCTTCAGATAATGTGCCATCTGTTGGTTGGTACTGGGTGGCATATTCTCCAAACTCAAGCTGAGGTGAGCAAACTATCAATTGCTCTGTAGTCTCGAATCTCATGGTAAGCTCGTTAGCCGTGGAATATACGGGGAATGTGGTCGTATATCTACGCCAGCCAGCCTCTATTTCGAAAGAGTCTATCAAGTTCGTATTTTGATAGATCTTTACGGTTAAATCTTTTGTTCCCTTGATCCATATAGAGAACGTGGCAATCTTGTCTTTGTTTGCTGATGCCCAACCCGTTTCCCTACAAACCAACGTGTGCATATTTACGGTGGTAAACTTGTATGCGTTACCAATGCGTGCTGGTAGATTCTCATTGGTTAGTAGTGTTGCTGTGCCTTGAAAATCGCATTCAAGACTGTTCCGTATCAAGTTCTTCTGTATTCTTCCTGCATAGAAAGTACTGGAGAATCCATTCTCATCGCCAGCGGTTAACGTACCGGCTATACCAACGTTCTGGGTTGCGTAGAGGTTTTGGGAGTAGACACCATAACCCTTGAGCGTACCAAACACGGGATCTACTATTTGCCCGATTTTACCGATGGTAGCTTTGTTTGCGTTTGTGAAATTGGCTATATCGGATAGCTTGATGATATTCAACTCTGCTACAGATATGGTACTGTTGGGGGCATTATCAAGAACGATAGTGAAACTTCTGGTGTCTCTAGGAGTTTGATCTATCCTAACCAGATGAAATTTATATTCCCAAGCCGTAGACACGCTTACTGTTCCTTCGGCCTCATATTTACTGTCATCCGTATATCCGAATTTGAATGGGAGAGAAGTGATGGATCTTGTTGCCTTGATTTTGTATGATATAATAACTACATTTTGCATCATCAGCGTATCCTCGAAGGTTGTTTTTATCCTTGCGTTTCCCGATGAGGTCTTGTTGATGGAGAATACACGATACGCTCCATCAAGGTATTTCTGATAAGAGTATGTGCCATTAGAGTTAAGAATCGCATGGTATTTATCCTTGGAAGCGATAGAAGGGGTATTTCCCGGCAAGAAAGGGATACATAATGATTTCTCGGTTCCAAGCTTATCCAGAACACTCATATAAGGTGCCTCTGAATCACTGGCTGTCAAATACAAGGCCCCGCTTCTGTCTGCGTTGAAAAGATTGGTCATTCTGGCGAAATCCAATACTTGATCGCTCGCTGGGATATCTCCGTCAAGTAATGTCCCTATAAAATAAGGAGAATCCTCCAGTACCCCGCTCTCGTTGGCGATCTTATCTATATCGGTATCGAGAACGGCCATCAAGCTGTATATAGTATTCTTTCCGTCAAAATATTGTCTTCTGACGATATCCCCGGCTTGCAATCCTTGTACTTTCTTTGATTTAGGATCGATAGAGATCTTGTACTTCGTATAATTGATTAATGACATAAGTTTATGGTATTGTTGTTACTTTATCTGCGCTACATGAGTCACTTACCCAGAGAGAGCCGTTGACTACGCTTATTTTTTGGATCTCAAGCTCGTAAACTCTCATTTTCTTACGGATCACGGCCTCATCTACGGTTAACTCGATATTATCCGTATCTATTTTTTTTCGGATTGCCCATCCCTCACCAGCAAAACCAGTAGAGAATCTTTCAGACGAGAGATTGTTTATGAAATAGGAATTTCCAAAATGCTTGATACCATCAGATATGTTAACTAAGCGATTGTTATCGGTAAAGAATAGCGTATTCTCGGAAAGTCTAGTTGTTGATTCTTGAATCCCTATAAATCCCTTAGCCTCAATTGGATTATTGAAAGTGAAAAAGTCAGCTGTAGAATCAATGAATACGCTTTCGCTATTCTTGGATTGGTCAGCATATATTGAGGTGGATTGTTCTATATTGATCGTAGTTCTATGAGTTGCGTTATAAGAGTTCCTTATATATTTTGTGGTTAATCCAATACCACAGGTGTCAACGGAGATAAATGGGCCAATTTTGTCACGAAAACGTAATTTGTCATGAATGATAACGGATTCAGTGTCAGTGCTTATTAATGTATTACCAAACCCGTATCCGGCTTGAAAGGAGTTCATGAAAGAAGCGTGTCCGAATTTGTCAATCAAATCATGATCTCCAGCCTCGGTTTTCAGTGTACTCCAGAGTCGTATATCACTAGTTGTCGTTCCACCTAGGATTAACGCACCACCAATAGAAGAGAGCTGGATATGAAAATCAGATGGACAACCAAGTACATTTATGTTATTGTATTTGATCTTATTGTTTTTTCCTAGACTGATATCGCCATTCATTTCAAGCTGATTTGTCTGGATCGATGCTATGATTTGACCATTAACACCAAACTTTACACCAAAAAGAGAATCAAGTTGACCTTTAAGTGTACTTGTTCTTGCAACAGAAAGGTTTCCTTTAACCTCAGAATCTTTCATCGTCCAATTCACATCTGCTCGATTAGAATTGCCGGAATGATATATATTGTTTGCGAAGTATGTGAAAGTGTCTGAGGATACGTAGAATCCATTTGTGTTACTTGATCCAACGGCCAAGGTTCCGGTGGTTTTCACATCTGAGTTTATGAAGTCGATAATATCTCCTCCATTGATCTTTAGTTTCTCTTTTTTATCTATATTGTCAATATAATGATTGAATATTATCTTATTGTCAATAAGTAAATTGTCGCTATTTATCTTAAGCTTTTCTTCAATAGATATGTATTGATCCTTTACGATTTGCCCCTCTGTTACTCTTATGGTCTGGAAAAATATCTTTCCATCTTCTCCTGCTTGAAAACCAAATAGCGTTCCTAATCGGCCAGACATATTATCACCGTTTTTCTTAACGAAAGTATTTAGTTGTGGCTCCGTAGGTTCACTTGTACCTATACTGTTCGCTATTGGTGAGGCTAGGCTATATGCTATATTCTTGATGCGATTGTCAAGAGGAATATCTACCCTTCCGTCTTGACTAGATTTAATACTGGCGAAGAAATTATCGAAAAGATCTTTGCAAACCGAAGAGACAGACAGGTCTGGCATATTGATCAACCCCTTATTTGAATCTTGTTCTTCCATTATTTTACTTTTACGGTTTGCGATAGAAATGAATTACACTCGGAGAGGAACGAGAGAAAATTGGCTAGGTTGATGATTGGCATTGTCCCTAGCATGGTAGGGGTGGTTATCTTTGAGCATTCGGTTATGAATTTCATCATAAGAGTTACCAATTGTTGACCTAATACCGCAGGTTCAGTAGCTCCCTCTCCAATACTGATAGATGATCCTTCCAGCGTTATGCCATAGGAGTCTATCTTCTCATAAGATCCTTCCACGGTCTCCTTTATTTGGGCCTTATCGACCTCTGTTTTGGATGACCCTATCTCTGATGTTATCTTGTCTGGCGTGATGACTTGGATGGCTGAATCGGTCTTATTTGAGACCGCAGAGGTTATTGATGAGTTGGTATATGAGGTTCCGCTCTTGTTCCCGTCATCCTCCAACTCGTTATAGTCAACCTCATCGTTAGGAGTTTCGCTGGTGACTCCTATATTGACTTCCTTGGTTGAGATGATATTGTGGGTATCGATATGGGAGAAGGATAGGATAGAGGCGTTGCCGGTTCCTACCGCCCATAATACTGTCACGTCTGACTTGATTGTTGGAACGATCATCTGACCCTTGCTTAATCCGGGAATGGCGCTCAATGGAATCTCTGGTATCTTTACCGTCCCATCCATGGAGATGAAATCTATGGTTCCTATGGCCCCATTATCTCCCGGCGTATATTTGGCTACAAAGCCGTGCAATATCATCAAGTTATTCTCCGGAGCCTGTACGATCCGTCTCAGCACTTCTGATAGTTTGTTCTGGTCTGCCATTATTTATCGCTTAATTTATATGGTATCTTTAATTTTTGCCTATATCCCCTTACCCCGAAAGTCGTTATAACCTCGCTTACCACATAAGTCCCGTTTCTCTCAGGGTTGAGATTGTCTGTTAGTCGTACCTTACATCCGGCTTGTAATCCAAAATCACCGAAGATCGTAAGGTCTCCATCGATTCCGGTCTGGGAAATCTCCGAGAATGCCGCTTGAGCATTCTTGACAAGAGTGTCACGGTTGACGTTATATTCATGAAAAGTACGAATGTTATAAGCAGAAAGATCAATCTTGGTGTTCTTGCTACCGTATTTATTTGTGAGATTGTTGGCTTGGTCATATTCTGATAATAAAGTGTTCTTTAACTGGTTCTTACTTATCTTTGTCTCATTTACTACTTGAAACTTGGATGTGTCTTTTGGGTCTCTTCTGATAGTCGCTTTAAACATGGAGTTATCCGGATAAAGGGCGATAGCTTCTAACGCCATGAGCGCTGGATCTAATTTGTGGATGGATAGATTATCCTCTGCCACGTTTTCATCAAACTCTATATCATAAGGAGTATCTGGCATGTCTTTCAGTAACGATTCCGAGGTGTTGACAGAAAAGAAGGTCCTGCCTATAGCGAGATGGGGAATACCGTTATAATTTCTCATATAGCACATGATACCCCATTTCTTGAGCCTGTTCAATATATCAGCTGCCGTACAACTTTGTGGATAGACAATCTGACCTATCTCCATATTCATCTCTTTCGTGCTAGGGTGAAGCTCTATTCCAGTGCCTTTCAGTATTGTTGGTACAAATTCATTTATCTTGGTACCTTTTGCGCTGGTCCTTATCGGATCTAGCGCTGTCTGCTTTAATATATATCCCATATCCTCACACTCAAGAGTGAATGGGTTCCCAGAAATGATAGAAGTGATATATCCATCGAACATCGTTTTGAGGTTTTCGTCTATCCCGTAACAGAGTTTTATGTTGATGCGCTTACCTCTTTTGAATAAGCTACCCTTATCACCTACAAGCTTGACCTCTCTGGTTCCGAACTCGTCTTTCAAAGAGGATTTGATCGTGATCTGTCTCGTGAACTCCACCGTGGCTGTATTGATAAGGGTCTGGTAGGAATCTTTGATCTGGAGGTTTACAACCTCATTGACAGTGATCTTGTTTAAGATGTTCAGTTTGTCGTTAGGATCTTCGTCCCCAATCGTGATAAGGCAATTCAGTACGCTTAAGCCATGTATTTCCATTATATCCAGTTTTGTAATTGAATAAATTGTTTGGGGTTGAACTTACGCAGGTAATCTTTTAGGCTGGCCTTGGAAACGACTTGCTCCGGGTTGGCGGCTAACCAAGCCTCACGTTTGGCGATTTCTTCTTGCATTATCTGCTTTGCGGATAATATCTCCTGTTTTTCTTTCTCCTCGAACTTTAACGCTTCCGTATTTCTCTCAAACACGGCGTTAATCGTATAGTTCTGTACGTTTGAGAAACCGATTGCTTGAGGGAGGTCGTAGGATAGTATAAGAATGGTGCTAATCTCGAACATATCGAGATATGGGGATTGACATGTTATCACGTCCTTATGCTTCAATATCTTTATCAAGTCCATGACCTCTTTTGTCGGATATACGTCTTGGTAGGGACTGACTATCTTCCCGGTGATGGTGATATTATAGTCCCCTCCAGAGATATATTCCTTGCGTGTGAGATCCCGACCTTGTACCTTGGTCAACAGGATATTTTTTTGTTCAGATAGCTTGATAACCGCATGTCCATCGAAGAATTGATAGTTTTCACTTCCATCCTTTATTTGAAGCTGTATGTAATGCCTGATAGGAGTTCCATTCAATCCTTTCTCTTGCAATAAATTGACTGGGGTATTAGCTTCGACCAGTTTCTTGATATTGCTATCCCTGTCAAATAGATTGTATCTGGTTTGAAGTTTGTAGTCTGGGGAGCCGTTAACGATCTCATCGGCCATTCTTAATACCGCTTGCTTTGTCCTCCAAGTAACAATACGCTCTATGATCCTTGCTTTTTTCTGAAGGTAGGCTTTTGGGTTTCTAGCTAGATCAATGATATTGATTCGAGGGATATAGGTAAGAACCGATGATGGGTCTTTGCCTTTATATAATTCCCCCAATACCCTTTTTATGGCATGATTCTCGTAGTCCTTGGGTTTAAGTGGGGGGAGTGTTTTTTTCGATAACTCGTTGGCTACGCTTGCGAATATCCTTGGTGTTGGATTTTCAGGTTTAATCGTAGATTCTATGATACTTAGTTTTTCCATTAGCTGTATGATATTTCAAAATCCTTTACTGCGTCTATCATTACTTGCGTTACTTTTTCTTTGAAGGTCTCCATATCCTCTTCGTTGGTTGAGTTTACGTTGATACTTCCAATGAGGGATTGGATATTGATAGTGATTATCTTGGGTTGTGTTCCGGAAGTCTTGCCTACTCCGCTATAGGCGCTATTTCCACCATTACCTCCATTTTCTGTTCCACTTGCATTTCCTTCTATTCTTGCTTTATCACGACCATATAATTCAGTAGGTGGAACAAGATTACTGATTGATTTTGGAAGCGCATTGAATATTGATTTTATCAACTTAGAGGCATAATTTTTACCCCTTAATTCAGAATAGGTTTCAGTTATTACTTCTTTTCTCGCTTCTTCGTTTAATGGCCCTAGATTATCCAGTCTTTTACCTGTTTCTAAAGCAATAAGATTTAGAGCTTCTTGTTCGGTAAGAGCGATACCGCCCAATGTTTTTACTGAAGCATCTAATATTGCGTTAGATAACTCTTT